AGGATGCTGGGCAAGTCGTTTGCCCATCGAGGTTGCTTTCAGTTCCACGCCGACACCAACGTCAGATAACAGGATTAAGGGGAGTTTACCTGTCAGACCCTTAGCGCTCCAGCCTTAAAACAAGCTATACTAAAATACAAAGAAATTTTTTATTATTTTAATATAAATTTCAAATATTTAATCTTAAAAATAGCTTTTATATTTTTTGGAATGGCAGCAAAGTGGCAGCAGCTATAAAAGCAATTGGCAGCAGGCATAAAAAAACCCGCCATGGGGCGGGGTTTTTAGAGCAGGTCAGCATGGACTGCATTAAGCCGCTTTCACAGCCTTAGCATGTGCTTTTTTAAGCGCAGGCATATAGCTAGGATGCAACACACCCATCACTGGCGACGTCGTAGCTACCCCATTTTGGATTGGGGCAAGATCAAACCAGTCGCTATCGTAAGGAAGTTTATACATACGGGACATATCAAACTTCGTATCACGGGCAAGACCAGACACGGTATAACCGGCCTCTCCCTTCCGAATGACAAACTCAGTGTCATAGACACGGTCTGTCTTTTGGCTTGTACCAAATACAACCATTACAGCATGGTCTTCTACGGACCGTTTTACTACTAATCCAGGTCGCGGATAAGGCCCGGGTTCCCCCTCACATTCTGCGTGAGGAAAATAACACCAGACGATATCACCCACAGATGCGAGGGGATTAAATTGTTTCTTAGCAAGCGTAACGATTGTCATAAGTCTCCTTAGATTAGACTTTCAGTAAATCGCTCCTCTGGGATATTGCTTGCAGATGAATGCCTGCGAATAGCCTGATCCTGAGCGGCGGTTATTGGCCCATTGTCAATTTCATAGTGCGGCAGATAAGCATCAGCCATTCTACGAAGCGCTATATGGGTCAATTCGGTTTTGGTCATCCCTGTAACTTGCATCAGCGCATCCATTGTTACACCGCTGACTGCTGTAGGCGTGTCTTGTTCGCGCAAGCGCAATACAAAATCTGCTGTCTTTTTAACGACATGAACTGTTGTCATATGGGTACTCCGGTTATTTATGTTACTTAATTCCCCTCTATCACTAAGTTATATGCGTCTATATCTACTAGAGCGCTGGGCCATAAAATTCACCATGATCATTTCTTTCCTTTTAAGAGTTTAAGATTTCGATTTATTTGATTTACCTAGATGGCAGAGTGATGATATCAATTTGATACCTTCACTGTCAAGGGGAGATATCTTTTTAATATCTCACCTTTCATGTACAAAAAAACCCGCTTTCGCGGGCTTCGTCAGTGTAGCAATGAGGGTTGGCATTCATGATGAGTGTGTAGGGGAACTCTGTTTATCTGACTAGGTTCAACAATTATACCAGCCACGCTTTCATGTGTTTTGAATGTGCAACTGCAATTGATATTTTGACATTGGTGATAGCGCTCTTTAGTTTCACGCGAAATATAGCGGCTGCTTTTGGCGTGAGCAGCAGTCTGGCATTTAGGGCAATGCATCATCTTAAACTTTCCTTGAGCGAGCATAGCGGTACGGGATGTCTTCATTTTGAATAATCAAACTTGATTTTGCAAATTTAAGTTTCATCTCATTTACACCTCTTCGTCATCTGCTATGCCATCCTCCTCTGCTGTGTACTCAACATCAGACAGCAACACCTCGAAATCAAGCGTCGTTGTATATCCGCTGCCGCTCAGGCTGTGCGTAACCTTACTGATAATCCACGGCTGCGCATCAATCACTGATTTAAAGCCGCTCACCCTGACCGGCGTCTCCGGGTACAGATCGGCACGTCCCATCGCAAGCGTGAGCGTGAACTCAGCGACGCCGCGCTGCAGCTTATCCCACTTTACTTTAGCGGCCCGCATCGCTGTCGCTTTCGTCGCATACACGGTCGTCAGCGTGAATATATTGTCTTCTGTGCCAGCCAGATAATCACCCTCGCTGGCCTCCGGCGTTTTGGTCGCAGTTGTCTTTTTCTTTTTAGCCGCCGGGTGTTCCAGCGCGCGCAGGTGCTTTTTTTTCGGCTTTCGCTTTACCTTAACTTTCTTAGACTTAGGGTCTTTCGTATGCAGCCAGCTCGCCGAGACGCCAGTGTATGCGCCACGGTCAGCAATGCTGAAGCTGTGCCGGTCGCCATCCTGCCGCGTGATCGTCATCTGCGGGATTGGCTTGCCGCTGGCGGTGACGCCGTTACCGGGCTTTATAAACAGAAGCCGTCCGGCCTTCACAGCTGCAACCGCGCCGTATAGCGTGGCGAGCCGCGTCAGGAATTTAGCGTCAGTCTCCTGCGTCTGGTCGATGTGAGCCACGGCAATTCCGGCAAATCCATCGGCCAGCATTGGCTTTAGGTTATTGCGCGCGGCTATCTGCGTGACGATTTCCCCCAGGGTAGTGTCGTGATAGGACACCTCCCGGCGGGAATTGAGCGAGCCACGAAAATCGGCACTGCGGGCGCGAATGGTCATGGTGTCCGGCGCGCCGTGGTGCTCTACCTCGTCAACGGTGAAATCACCTTTGCCGAAAAGCGTCTGGCCTTTCCAGCCGAGAAACAGCGTTATTACTGCGCCGCGTACCGGCATCGCCAGCTGGCCGTCGGCGTCGTCCAGCTCAATATCCAGCTGGTCGGCCTCAAAGCCGCGATTGTCGGTCAGCGTCATCGAGATAAGGCGATCCCGGATGTTGGTTGTTACGTCCTTAGAGTTAACCTTGAGCATGAAATCCGGCGTCAGCTGCGCCCCGGCCTGCACCGGCAGGCTGCTTATCCCGATCATCCGAGCAGCCCCCCTGCTGTTGAAATCAGGCTACCGGCCGCCGACTTCACGCCGTCGATTGCTGACGTGAGCTGGCTTGGCAGACTGGCGGAGCCGCTGATAAGCCCGTCAGCCTGTTTCTTCAGATCGCCAAACATAGAGGTAAGCGACTCATCAACGCGCTTCAGGCTAAGGGTAAACATGATTTTGCTGGCCGTGCCGTTCGGGTAAAACTCGCTGAAGGTGTTAGAAATACTCTCGATCACGTACATGCCATAAATCATGCCGCTGCCGCCAATCAGCGGCCACGCTGCCCCCTCGTCGGCCATCAGGCGGATTGTCATCAGCGACAGCGAGCCGCCCGTGATTTCCGGGCGCAGCTCCCCGGATAGCGTGATTTTTTCATCGCCCGGCCCGATAAACTGCGCCGACGGACGCTGCCCGAACCGGCTGTTAGTAGGCCAGCGGTAATCGATATTCTGCTGCATATCCCCGTAAGGCAGGGTCTGTCGCATAAACGGCATCATGCCGTAAATCATCATCATCGGTTAATCCTCCCAGCCCATTTTGCTGCGGTTCTGCGCCTGGCGGTTGCGCTGCTCTTTTGCCTGGTGCTGCGCCATCAGCGCCATTGCGTCGTCTTTGGTCATACCCTCGTGCATGTTGATTTCATACTGATAGGTATTCTGGCTGCGGTCTGTAAATCCGCCCCCGGCTGATGGAGAGGAAACCGGCCGGTAAGGCGCGCCACCGTAAGCGATGTTGTATTTCATCCCGTCCTTATCTGCGCCCGCGCCACCTGTCACAACCGGATCAGGCGACGGCACCTTGTCTTTAAGCCCATTGGATTTCGTGTCGATAATTCCGAGCTTTTCCAGCACCCAGTCAATGCCGCCCATCAGCTGATCGAGCGCGTGCCCTGGAATTTTCAGCGCCTCGGCCAGCATGTTGCCGAACTTCTTACCCATGTCTCCGGCGGCGGCAAGTTCGGTCTGCGTGGATTTCACCGGCTCCAGCAGTTTGCCGAACCAGTCCCACAGCTCTTTGACCTTGCCACCTACCCACTCAAACACCGGTTTCAGCGAACCGAAGGAGTCACTGATCGGCCCCATCGCTGCGGTAAAGCCTTCGGCCATTCCCGCAATAAACGCGCTGATAGGCTCCCAGTATTTCCGCACCAGTAGCGCCCCGGCCACGATTGCCGCTGCGACGGCCACAACCGGAAGCGTGATAGCGCCGAGCGCGGCCGTAATGGCTCCGCCCGCGATACTGAATGCCGTGCCGAGGAAGCCCGCCCCGGCAATCAGGGTATTCACGCCCGCAATCACCGGCCAGGCTACCAGCCCGATTGCGCCCAGCGCCCCGGCCAGCATCAGCCCGCCCATAACTACTTTAGCGATACCGCCCGCCAGTTCAGGGTTTGCTTTAATCCAGTTATCAACCGTCAGCAGCAGCGCCGCCGTGTCCTGGGTCAGTGTGCGCAGGCTGCCGTCGTTCTGATCAAACAGGTCAGTGCCGATAGCCTCATAAGCAGACTGCAGCTCTTTCAGGTCGCCGCCGAGGTTATCCTGCATGACCTGGACCAGCTCGGAGGTTTTTCCATCAGAGGCTTTAAACGTGGCGGTCAGCTGATCGAGCTTGCCGGTTGAGGCGGCAGTCATCAGCACGGCGGCCGATGAGCTGGCCTCCTCGCCGAAAATGGTTTTCATGTACTCGGCGCGCTGGCCCGTTCCCAGCTTGTTACGATCAAAGCTCGCCTGCATTTCTTTCAGGATGGTGAAGATCGGGCGGGTATTTCCTTTGCCGTCTGCCGTTTTAATTCCCAGCTCTTTGATGGCCTTGAATGATTCGCCGGTCGGTGCCTGCAGCCTGCTCAGCACGGCGCGGCTTCCCGTACCGGCCATTGAGCCGGTTATTTTGGCATCGTGTAAAGCGCCGACCATCGCTGCCGCCTGCTCGATGCTGACGCCCGCGTTTTTCGCCACCGGGGCGACGTAGGTCAGCGCATCGCTAAGCCCGTCAAAGTCAGCGGCCGTTTTATTCATTGTCATCGACAGCACGTCGCCGATGTGCGCTACCTTATCGTTTGAAAGCTGGAAGGCTGATTTCATCCCCATCAGCAGCCCGGCGTTTTCCTCCATCGTGCGCTTGTTTGCCAGCGCCATGTTAAGCGTAACCGGCGTAACGGCCTGTACGGCTGCGGCATCGCCGCCGCCTTTGGCGATAACGATTTGCGCACCTGCCGCATCATCGGCAGAGGCGGCGGTTGTATCACCCAGCTGACGCGCCTGCGCACGCAGCGCTTTCATTTCCGGCGATTCTTTTTCCACGCCGAGCACGGCCTGCAGCTCAGAATTCTTCTGTGCGAAATCAAACCCCGGCATCAGCAGCGAGGTTGCCGCCATGCCGCCGACCGTTGCCGCACCGATACCGGCCGCACCCATGTTGCGTACCTTACCCGACAGCTCCTGCCCTTTGCGGTAGCGTTCGCTGGTCTGGTTCAGCCGCTCCTGCTGTGCATTCAGCCGCTGCAGCTCCATTTTCTGACGGCTCAGGCTGACGGTTGCCTGCGCCGAGGCGGATTTCAGGCGCTGCTGCTCGCTGCTCAGGCTCTTAGTGGAAATCCCCGCCGCGTTAAGCGCCTCGCGCTGCTGCTGCACCGAAAGGCGCAGGCTGTTGGACTTCGTCTGCAGCTCTGCCGCCGCCTGCCGGGCCTTTTCCAGTGCGCGGGCCTGCTGTGTCGTCGGGCGCTCCGTGTTTTTAAACTGCACGGCCAGCGCTGCCACCTCCTGCTTTGCGTCTTTGAGGCTCTGCTGCGTGACGGCCAGCTGCGCGCTGGCCTTGCGGAAGCCGTCAATTTTCCCCGCCTGCGCATCCAGCTCCTTAATCGTCGTCTGCGTCTGGCGTATGTCTGACGACAGGCTTTTGGCAGCGGTCTGCACGGCTTTGAAGGGCCGCGAGGCTTTGTCTACCGCGTTCAGCAGCACCTGCACCTTGAGGTTATTGCTCATCCGGGGTTGCTCCGCTGCGGATAAAGGCTTTATGCCGCCAGTCCATCAGCTCAGCCAGCGGCATGTCGTACATCTCGGAGGGTTGCCAGTGAAATATCGTGGCAATGTCGGCCATCAGGTCGTTGACCGTCAGGCCGCAGGGCCAGTCTATTCGTCCGACTTCGACTGCAAAAAACCGATCACCTTTCCGCCCAGCGCAATCAGATCAACCGGATCGAGGGCATTACATTCGGTCTTTGTCAGTGCTGGCAGGGTAATGCGCGGCAGCACGGTCAGCAGTGCGTCAACATCCGACTGGCACAGATCGGCCAGGCGCACGCCGCGCAGGCTTCCGGCCGTCGGCTTAATCAGCTCCACGCTTTTGATTTCGGTTTCACCGCGCATCAGCGGGGTTTCAAACTCAACAACGTTATCTTTCTTTTCCATGATTGTTCTCTGTTCACTGTAGTCAGGTAAAGCCAGCGACGGGCGCTGGCGTCAGGGTTTATACCAGGCCGAGGTTTTTGCGGCGCTGCTCAAGACGGTCAACGCCGTTGACCTTCTCCACCATGTTGATGGTGTCGATCTCGATCAGCTCCTTGCCGTTAAACGTCAGCTTGTAATAGGTGTTTTTTGAGGTGATTTTGGTTTCGGTGTCTTCACCCTGCTTGGCTTCGCCGAAATCAAACGACTGATGCTTACCGCGCACCTCAATCTCTACCGCGATTTCCTCGCCGGTGTCGTCGCGCTGGTAAGAGCCGGTAAAGCGCAGGGGGATGTCAGACGCGCCCCACTGCGTGAGTACCAGCTCATCAATACCGCCGATGCTCCACTCAACATCGAGCGCGTCATCTTCCAGACCGTTATCCGTTCTGGTCAGGCGAGTTGTTTAACAGGGGACGGCGCAGCAAAGATGATCGCATTGAAATAGACCTGTCGCATTCACACCTGGCGAAGGGTGCGCTCTGCGGTGACGGCCAGTGGCGGCAGATTGTCACGGTTGAGGATGCGCTGACCGGCGGCTGCAACCTGTTCGACATTGACCAGCTGCAGCTTGAATACAGCCCGGCGGAATATCAGAACCTGCTGATGTGTGAGTTTGTCGACGACGCCGCGAGCGTGTTCCCGTTCGCCGAGCTGCAGAGCTGCATGATCGACAGTCTGGAAGAGTGGGAAGATTTCAACCCGTACCTGCCGCGCCCGTTTTCATTCCGGCCGGTCTGGATCGGTTATGACCCGTCGCACACCGGCGACAGCGCAGGCTGTGCGGTTATCGCGCCGCCGCTCGTTGCTGGCGGTAAGTTCCGCGTGCTGGAGCGCCACCAGTGGCGGGGCATGGACTTTGCCGCGCAGGCGAAATCTATCGAGGACTTAACCAAAAAATACACTGTGGAATATATCGGCGTGGATGCAACCGGCCTCGGTCAGGGTGTTTTCCAGCTGGTACGCCAGTTTTACCCGGCCGCGCGGGAGATCAAATATTCACCTGAAGTGAAAACCGCAATGGTGCTGAAGGCGAAAGACACCATCAGCAGCGGGCGGCTTGAATATGACGCCGGGGCGACGGACATCACGCAGTCGTTTATGGCAATCCGTAAAACCATGACGGCCAGCGGCAACCGCTCAACCTATGAGGCGAGCCGCAGCGAAGAGGCCAGCCATGCTGACGTCGCCTGGGCCATCATGCACGCACTGTTAAACGAACCGCTTACCGCAGCCAGCGGCGGCGCTAATCCCTCAATTCTGGAATTTTACTGATGAGCAAACGCAGAGGCCGCAAGGCTCACACCGCCACCGCGCAGCCGTTACAGGCAGCCGCACCGCAGCAGCACGCCGAGGCGTTTACCTTTGGCGATCCGACACCGGTCATGGATAAGCGCGACATTCTTGATTATGCCGAGTGCATCGGTAACGGGCGCTGGTTTGAGCCGCCGGTCAGCTTTAGTGGGCTGGCTAAGAGCCTGCGCTCGGCCGTACATCACAGCTCGCCGATTTACGTGAAGCGCAACATTCTGGCCTCAACGTTTATTCCGCATCCGATGATGAGTCAGCAGGAGTTCAGCAAGTTTGCGCTTGATTATCTGGTCTTCGGCAACGCCTTTGCCGAGCTGCGCCGTAACAGCCTGGGTAAGCCGCTGCGCCTTGAAACCACCCCGGCAAAATTTACCCGTAGGGGCGTGAAGGATGGCGTTTACTGGTTTGTGAATGACTGGAAAGAGCCGCACGAATTTTCAGCCGGCAGCGTGTTTCACCTGCTGGAGCCGGATATTAATCAGGAGCTTTACGGCCTGCCGGAATACCTCAGCGCGCTCAATTCCGCATGGCTGAATGAGGCGGCGACGCTGTTCCGCCGCAAGTACTATCAGAACGGCGCGCACGCCGGTTACATTCTCTACATGACCGACGCGGCGCAGAGCAGCAGCGACGTTGACAGGATGCGCCAGGCGATGCGCGACACGAAAGGGATCGGCAACTTTCGCAACCTGTTTATGTACGCGCCGAACGGTAAGCCGGATGGCATTAAGATCCTGCCACTCAGTGAAGTGGCGACTAAAGACGATTTCTTTAACATCAAGAAAGCCAGCCGCGACGACCTGTTAAGCGCGCACCGCGTACCGCCGCAGATGATGGGGATTATCCCGGACAACTCCGGCGGATTCGGCGACGCGGTGAAAGCGTCTCAGGTATTCGTGCGTAACGAACTGACGCCGCTGCAGGAGCGGATGAAAGAAATAAACAACTGGTTAAACATGGAAGTTATTAAATTCACAAGTTATAAACTGGATTCATAAATAAATTATATAGCGCGTGCTGAGCGCGCTAATCTTGTGAGAAATATGCAACCAACTCTTTTAAACCATCCTTATCCAGAATCTTACTGTCACGAATGTACTTTGTATTATCGTAATCATAATAGCTAACCATCATACATATCAGAGTGAGGAGCTTTACATCAGTTAAGTTTAAAAGTGTTTCATAATATTCATCTCGATATTTTAGCTCTAACTTATCATCTATAAGCTTAACGAGCAGGTAAAAGCGCCTTACAATAGAATATAAGTTTTCATGTGTATCACACTTTTCCAATTCAGTTCTTATGTCGTCATGGCTGGATTGAGCATCTACCATTGACATGACTTTTTCCTCTAAAAACTTTGACGCAAAGTTAGACTCTAATTTGGTTACAAGAGAAATCGTAGAATTGTTAGGCGCTGAATAAATGAAAAATGAATCAAAACCTTTTTGCTGAAGCTCAATAAGGTTGTAAAACTTGCTTTCAAAGCGCTTAAAGTCATCTAACTTTTCCTGTCTAATCGCTTCTTTGATCAAGCTTTGGTTAGCAGCCTGCTGTTCATTTAGTGACTTTATTAATAAAATTATTGTGATAAAAGTTAAGAGGGGATTTATTACCCCCCCCGCGTAATCACCGAATTGACCCCATACTTCTTTGGAAGTTGACAAGCCATGTCGCCATCCGAAATTATAAAAATACATCCCCCACACGGCAGCAATTAGCAAGGCGGAAATTAATATCGTTTTTTTCATTCAATCATTAACCTTCATAATTAGGTATTTAATAGTTTCTCCGCTGTAAACATTTACCCTTCTTACTTTCATCGAAAGGTGAGCATAATTCTCTTGCTCCAATGCTGTATTGTGATGAAGGTTTGCCGAGACCCTTCTCTTTTGAACGGCGCTTACATTTATCATTTTCTCGTAAAAACCAAATGCTACAGTTTTATCCTCACCAGGGAGAAGCAATCGACCATTACCTGTTCTTGAGTTATAACGTGTAATCGCTGCTACAATGTCAACAGTTTCCTTTTCTATGACTGACTGAGTGATATTCCTGGCGGTATCTTGCGTTAAAGTTATTATTTTGAACTCATTACTAGGCCTCTTATAATTAAGCTCAACATTATAGCCGCTTTGCAGAGTTATCTGATGCATTTCCTGAAGCGGATTTCTAATCCTTTCGATCAAATCGTCTTCAATTTCTGAAAGAGTTGCAATAACCTCTTCTGCTTTAGGTGACACTTGCTGAGATTCAATATAAAGCGCTTCAGATATGAAATATCGCATCACCTCTGAAAAAACAGTCCGAGTAATTCTCCCCATAACCTTGATATGTTCTTCATTATGCAAAATGATATCAAAGTTCTGCCCGTAAGAACTTTTAAAACTATGCTTTAACACTGCTCTCACTTCGTTTGCTGAAGTTCTTCTTTTTATGACTTTTTGATTCAGTATTCCTTCCGCAATCAGACAAGTTACTTGTGCTGTACCTGAAAGGGTGTCAATCGCAAAATCCATATCTACGTCTTTTTGGCCACTTTTCATTACGACATCAAAACTAACTTTCATCATGGTTAAACAGTCCTTTGAAGAGATTTGTAGTTGGGGGTTAAGAATTATCCTAAACTATCATACCATCATTCATAATTACTAATGTTTGAACACCATTTTTTCTTGAAAGCTTTAGTCTGAAGTCCGCTAGATTAAATTACTATTCGAGCGAGCGATACTCTCAATAACTCACAGTTTTTCCTTTCAGTTGAACCTCGTAGACACGTTTGCAGAGGCTTTTTCTTTTAGGCCCTCCCCCGAACCATCCATCGCAGCCGCTCCCGCCTCCGTGCCGCTGGCGCAGCCTGCGCATACATGTTTGCACCCCTCGCGCGCAATGCTATCCCCGCCACGCCTGCCCGCTTTGTGCATCGCTTTTAATGCAGTTGCATTCACATAGCAAAACAGCGCCATGACTGGCGCTGTAGGGTGTTTCAGTGCTTAGAAAATTAATGCGAATCCATGCGCGTTATGCATGCATTGCTCATTTACGAGTCACATTGCCTGAAAATCGGAGGATGCGGCACTACCATAGCGCAGTTGCTGCAGGTAGATAATGCCCTCACGAAGAGAAACGGGTCGAGGCAGCTCGATCATAAAAACAAAATCGTAAGTCCTGCCGAGCCAGAATCCTCCTCCAGCCTCTTTAGGGCGCTGAAAGAAAACCCAGCCGCCAGAATGGAAGCACTCCAAACAATCGCCCCGGTAAACTATCTGATAATTAGTGTCGCTTCCGGCCATTTGCTAAAGCCTCACGTTGCTCGCTGTTCAACCATGCCGCCGCAAAAATCATCAATCTCTAATCGGCAGCATAAAAGATTTCCTCGCCAGCGTTCTGGTGAATCTCCGAGTTCGCCAATTCGGCAATAATGCTGAGTGCCAGTTTTAGGTCTGACGGCTTGCAGTTTGCGATTAACGAAACCTCCGCAATGAACTGCACGCACGCCATTTTTTTATGTATTTGGTTTGATTCCTGAACCGTCATTTTCCCTCCCTTAACTTAACTGTGTATTTATACAGTAGCATAGCACTTATAAGTTGAGAAATGAAAAATATTTGGTTTATTTGTTTTTTATCTTATTGATATGAAACAAGTAAATCTAAGAAGTTTTTTAGAATCGCTTGCTCATAAATCGTGGTCTTCAGAACGACGGTCACCTGATTTCGTTGATCTAATGCAGAAATTACGGCCTTTTTTTACGGTTTTTTTCTGCTAATCGGTTAAATCGTTCTAATACGAAAGTCTGCTTCGGCTCCAGTATTGGCCGGGCCAGTTCTCCATTAGGTAAGCTGCGGAACATTTGACCGGCGATTTTAGTCTGCGTGCCGCCAATCAGACGCACGGCCATCCCGCGACTGATGTTTTCACCGCTTAAATCTCTCACCTGCGCTATTACGTTGTCGCACGCAGCTTCGATTTTGTCCGACCGCCTGAGCTTCAGATGCCGCCTTTCTGGCCTTTCTGTCCTGATACGACTCAGAAGCTGCCGCCGTTCTTTTCTGCTCATATTGTCCAGGTCGATTTTTTCGAATATTTCCGGCGGGTTCGAATCCTCCGATCTCAAACCTCCCGTACAGTTATTGACAGAACTCCGAGAGGACGCGGGCGCGTCCTTAAATTCAAAACCCAAATCAACGGCACGTTTCGGGACAATCTTCCATTGCATCAGACGGGTTAAAATTGGCGTATCGTCGCCAACTTCAGTTGCGTAAACGCCTTTAATACGCACGGTTTCCTCTCCGTACTCGTTCATGTCTTCGCTTGCCTGATACCAGGTGCGCACAGCCAGCTCGTCGCGGCGCACGAATGGGCCACCCTGCGCTTTAACGTATCCGGCCCAGTCTCCTGCGTCGGCGGCGTCATGCGCAGCAGCAAATTCAACGCTCAGGCCGTGCGCGGTTTCGCTGTCTGCCATGCGGCGCAGCTCGCGGTAAACGGTGACGGGCGCACCGCCCACAAACTGAAATTGCCGGATGTGCCAGCGTGCCGCCCAGGCAGAGACGGCCGAGGCGGTTTCTTTCAGATCCTTGCCACTCTCGTCGTCTGTCTCGCCGTCCAGCGCGTAGCCATCGATATTCTTGGAAATGTATTTAGCAACGTAACCCGTCGCGCTGCCCTTCTCCGGATCGATAGCCTCGGCGTGAAAACGGGCCTTACGGGCCTTGTCGGTAGTCAGTTCGCTGCCGTCTTCCTGCCAGGCGTAGTCGCGCATAATCTCGCGCACGCGCTCAGCCTGCTCCGGGCGCATAAACATGAGCATGTGCCAGTGCGGGGTTGCATCGTGATGAGGCTCAGCAACGCGGATCCCGAAGATGCGGATTTCTTCGCGGTGCAGTTTGGCGCGGATTTTCTGCCAGACGCTACAGAGATAGCGCTGGGTATCGGCCGGGCTGGCACCGTTCCATTTGCGGTTACGATGCCCGGTTTTGATAGTGGCGTGATAGCGCGCCGGGGCGGTAAGCGTATAGAACTCGCCGATAAAGCCCATTTCATTGCAGATGTTTTCGAAGCCACGAATGCGGGTCATCAGCTCGCAGCGGCGGATCGCCGGGTTGGCCACACTGCCGTCATATTTCTCGATCAGGCTGATACGGTTGCCTTCTTCGTCTTCCAGCTCCATTCCTTTCAGAAATTCACGGGTGCGGCGCTTCTGCTCGCGCCACTCTGAAACGGTCATGCTGCTGGCGTAGGGGGTGTGCTTTTTGCTGACGTTAGCCAGGGCGATTTGAAGGTGTTCACGCCATGATGCGGCCACGCGGCGCAGTCGGCCTTTCCACCATTTTTCCGTCTGCATACGCATGATCGCCGGGGTAACTTCCTCCGGGTCAAACAGCCGTGACGTGACTTTATCCCATAATGGCGGGGTCTGGCTCAGCTCGCGGGTGATAGTGGCGGCGGTCATGTAAACGCGGTGCGTGTATTTGTAATCTGACTCGTCGCTGGCCTGCGAGTGCGCCTGTACCAGTTCAGCGAGAATGAAATTAGCCACATCCCCGGCCAGCAGATCGACATCGGCGCGAGACATATCTGGCAGGCGGTTAAAACGGCGCATCAGCTCCCAAAGCGTGCCGCCCGCACTGGCCGCGCCAGCCTGTTTGGCGGCATTACCTGTCAGCAGGTTAAACGTGCCGCTGCTCATTTCACCAAGGCGATATTGAGCGTTAACGGTTTCAACGCGTGGCAATGTGCGCTCAACGAAGGTTTTCGCTAAGTACACATTGGCACGATCAATACCCTGTGTTTTTTCTAACTCACTAACCCGACGCTTTACATCAATCTGGATCAGCGTCGGCTGCTTTTCGAGTAGTTCCTGCGCACGCACTAAAGCCGCAATCATCTGACTGCGGCTGTGCATTTCCTCATAGGTTGGGTATGGGCTGGCAATGGCTTCCCGTGGAGCATTCCACGGGTAAGCATATTCCTGAATCATCGAGACGCCTGCACTTCTACAGACCAGTCAGCGCCTGCTGCCAGATCAAAGCCAGACCATGCAGGCCCGACTGCAGGATGGCGCACGGCGATGATTTCCGATGCGCGCTTGCTTTTACCTGCAGCTACACCAACCGAGCGGGCCACGCTGATGCTGGCAATGCTGAAATCGCGAAGAATGCTGCGTGTGTAAAGGGTGTCGCTGTTTGAAACTACAACCGGGCAACGCTCTGAGACGTCGAGCAACATGCTGACCAGATCGTGATGCTCATCTTTGCTAAAGCCTGAAGCGTGATAGTCCGAGAAAGTCCCGTCATACGGTGGGTCGCAGTACACCACATCGCCAGCTTTGGTCAGCCGCAGCGTTTCGCGAAAGTCGGCGCAGATGAACGTCGCGCGCTGCGCTTTCTTCGCGAATGCTTCTATCTCAGCCAGTGGGAAATATGGCTCTGCGTAGTTACCAAACGGGATGTTAAATTCACCACGTTTGTTGTAACGGCAAAGACCGCGATAGCCATTGCGGTTCAGGTACAGGAAATAAGCGGCGCGCTCAAGAAGAGGCAACGCAGGGTTGTGATTAAACGCTTCACGCACAGCGTAATAACTTTCGCCGGTTTTGTTCTGATTAAAGAGGCTGACCGCCACAACTATAAACGGGCGGGTGTGCTCTTTTATCTGGCGATAGAGATTAATGAGGTCAGGATTTATATCCGCAACCAGATAGGCAGGGTAATCGGTTTTCATCATTACTGCGCATGAACCGGCGAAGGGTTCGACCAGGCGATCACCTTCAGGCAGGTGCGCCAGCAGTTCCGGCATTACCCGGCACTTGTTGCCCGCCCACTTCAGAATCGTGCTCATACCGCACCGCCTTTTGATACTTTGGTGCGAAGTTCGGCCACGTCCTGACAGCTGACACAGCGAGTTACACCACGTACCGCGCGGCGGCGCTGCTCCGGGATTGGGGCATCGCAGTCTTCGCAGAATGAAGCCGCCACGCTGACCGGGCGGTTAAACACGCTGGCGATGTTACGCGCCAGCAGTTCGTCGGCGCGCTGCTGCGCCATGTCGATTGAATCAGCCATCAATGCAGCTCCTGCGCCTGGTTCTCAAAGCGCTCGGCCTCTTTGTCCAGCAGTTCGATAATTTCTACTGCAGACATTTCTGTTTGGCGGGCATGAATTGCCAGTGCGGCCAGGCGGATTGAAACTGAAAGCGCATCATCAGAACGCTGCTCAGTTTTGGCCTTATTCAGCATGGCTCTAAGCGCATCGTCATCAGCTTTATAATTACGGGTCTGGATATTTCGCATGTTGCTTTCTCCTGAATTTGGGCAAAAGAATGCCCGGCGGGTATACGCCATTTATTTGCTTCGGATTAATTAGTTAGAAAGGGTCATTCGCTTTGGAAATAAACTCACGACTGCTTTTAAATGATTCATTGCACAAATAAGCGCCTTTCTTTCATCAGTAGTCAGTTCACTAAAATCAGCGTCGTGCCTGTCTTTACCGATGTTAGCCAGGAAAAGAATTGCGCTCAGCGCGCGCTTGTTGTCCCGGTAATTACTGTCTGCCACATCGCGCATTTCAGAGAAAAAACGGGCCATATCGTTTTCACAATTGCCGCCCATCAGTTGTGCGCGAAGTAAGGCAACGTGATTCAGCGCCGAAACCCTCTGCCCGGCACTAAGCTCGACCAGCATTGAATCGCCCTCGATAGCCATGATTTACCTCTTTGCTTTTTTGCCTGTACTTGCTGGCTTAATACCGGATGCCAGCGCCTGCCGTTCTCGCCCATAATCCAGCCATTGCCGTAGGACATTGACGGACTCTGGCGCTTGAGGTGTGCCGCAAATGAAATCATCGTGCGCCCTCAGCTAATGCCAATCGAAGCACCCAGACCGCTGATAGCGTCAACGGTTGAGGCTAAAGTCGGGTTAGAGTGAACGCGGGTCTGTACGGCCAGTGCTGCCAGCATCATGCAACGAATGCCAGTATTTGCGGCTTCCAGAATGCTGCGTCGGCACGTTGCTGTTATACGCTCCGGGTTTGCGGCGCTGGCGGCCATGCTTCCGACTTCAGTCGTAGCCTTCAGCACGTAGGACTGAAACTTTTCTTTTGCCAGCTCATTAACCGGCACGCATGGCAGGCACTGCAGCTGCGCTAACATCCCATCCATCAGCGTGGCATCTTCGGTCAGGTCGGTAAGTAACAGTACTTCTGTAGCGGTCAGCTGATGCACCTGATCCGGGTTTAGCTTGTTACGTAACGTTTGCACTTTCATGCCTGCACGCTGCGCCAGCTCAGCCATGTTGTGCGTAAGTGCGAACTTGCGGCAGGCGTCGTCATAGTGGTTATGGGTGGAAGTCTTAAAATCAAACATGGCTATTCCCTTGC